TGTGATCATCGCCTACCAGCCAAGGACAAAGTATAACATCATCTTGTTGAAACCAGTCATTGCATATTTTTAAATTAGGAATGTGCTTTGCCCATTCAAAACTGTATATGTCACGTTTGTCTCTATAATACAAGTCGTGATTACCGGTTATAAAGTAGGTTATGTCAAAACTACGTGAAAGATTTTCTAAAGCTCTTAGACTGTGGCTCATAGTTTGCAAACTTAAACTTGCTCTATGATGATGCCAGTCGCCCATGAATATAGCAGTTTCACAGTTGTGTATTTTGCCTTGTTGTACTGCCCATTCTACAAAGTTTTCACAGTCTTGATTGTGCATGATGCTATTGCTCTTCATGCCAAAATGAATGTCTGTGAACACTAGTGCTTTCTTAAACAGTCCGCTCATGCAAATACCTCAATTAGTTTGTCTGTTGACGTTGGAAAGTCATTTAATCCATTGCATTTTAACATAATACCTTGTTGTTGTAAAGCTCTTTGAACAAATGCTTCAGTATAAAGTGTAATATCACTTGCATTCCATTTAAAGTTTGTACCATCAGTAATACTATTTAGAATCTGCAATGCAAATATATCTTGATACTTGTATTTTTGTTGTTTAACATTTGTTCTATGGAAATCTAATAGGTCTCGAGGATCGCGTATCCATTTTACATCTAAAAACTGTCTTATCTGCTCGATTGTTGGTAAGAAGTTATAAAACAAATTGCTGATAAAAACAAATTTACAATTTAATATCTTTAGGTGATTTGGGGCAAACCATGCACATTGGCTTTCCCAACTGTCGAATATGTTCATACTATGGTGTTCTCTTAATATCCAACGAGGAATGGTGGTTAGATCTCCAGTTGTATCTACACCCCATCCTCTTTTTAAATCTTCTCTGTCCACATACTCAAGTGCGCCAGTTAAGGAAAGCGGCATTTTATACAGATAATTGTGTACGCCAAGCAAGTAAGTAGAATGATCAAAATATGGAATTAACACACAGTCTACCAAAGTTGATATCTGCTCTATACCTTCAAGAAAACTTGGATCGTTGGTAGGTGATCCTGGATGTGCGATCGTAACTTGATACGGACTGTCAGCGACTCCTTGTGCAAGTATACACATATAAGGATCAAACAATTCTGCATTTTTTGCATAATCACTTATGTAATCTTTACCATGACTAGTTGATCCGACCCATGGAGCAATAAGAGGTTCATCAATTAATAGACTATACAGAATCCACTTCATGTAATGTCCGTATGCTCCGCCAGGAAAAGCAATATTAATTCTTGGCAAACCCATATGTGTTTCCTTATTTTGCTTTAGCGACGTCTGGTTGTAGTTTCTTTGCATCTGGTGAATTGTTAAACTGTCTTGTCCAACTTGGATTTAATCCGTTTTGTTCAAGTATATCATCACGTATGTTCTGATTCTTCTTTTCGATGTTTAACACTCTTGTAAAACTATTGGTAATAGTAGCAGTGTAATATGCAAATGGATTTTGACTTTTGCTTTCGTCAAACTGTAGTCCAATTTGACTCAGTTGTAGCAATGCTTGTCCACGCATCTCTTCGTTGTATGTGTAACCACGCCAGTTGCTACGTGTAGCATAACGCTCACACAACTTGATAAACATGTGTGCTAGTTTGTCTGTCATTTTGCCATGGTCTTTTGAAAAGTGTCCGTTTTCCATTCCGCCAACCCAATGACTTTTACCTACAATGTATGGAACTTTGTCTTCATCAATCATGTAGTGCCAGAAAGGAGGAAAGTTTAGTTTGACATAATTCAAGTCCTGTTCAACTTCTTCCATAAGTTCCTGCAATCCATCATCTTCGACGTTTACATCATCCATTTCTAGCAGTTCTTCGAGTTTAGACTTTTTCTTTTCCTGTGCTTTGGTTAGTTTCTTAGGTACCATTGGAATATGTTCCCAACAAATTACACGGAATACCAGTTCTTGATTGTTTAACTTTGTAGGATCTACAATCTCACCTGTTTCTCTCTTAATTCTATCTGCTTTGTTGCGTCTTGCTTCTGCAACAGTACGTTGGTTGATCTTATCAACACTAGGCACAATAATATCATACTGTGCATACTCTCGTTCCATATAGGAACAGTAGGTATTTTTACTTTTCCAAACTTCTTTTAGTATATCTCTATTATTTAGATAATTTACTTTTTTAGGTGGTTTCACCGGTGGCATATAATTCTCCTTTGCCTTAAAACAATATATATTATACAACATTACTTATCAGAAGTCAATCATTAACTACGTAGTTTTTGGTAAGCATAAATAAGACTAGAGGAGTTAACATGGCAGGATTTGATCCAGTAAAAGCCGCTAGAATGAATGCACTAGCACAAGTGTACCCAAACGCAACTCTCAGTACTTTAGCGACACTTGCTCGGGTATCTGTAAGTGATTTAGGAAATTACACAAATGACAGTGTAGGAACACGGGCAAGTAATGTAAACTTTGGCAGAGTAACCAGCGAAACTTCGCAGAATGTACAGTCTTCTAATACGGCACCAAGAATCAATCCAGTTACTGGTAGAGCATTCGTAGCACCAGTACCTACTCCTGTAGATGAAACTGCTGCCTTTGAACAAGAGTTTGACGGAGCAGGACAAACACCAGCACTGCCAACTCCGAGACCAGCAGTCCCTCAAGGCAATGTAGACTTTCCTGACGCATATGGTGAAAGTTTTAGAGAAGTAACGCCAATCCCAAACGATACAAGGTTTCCTGCTACCAGGACTGAAACAGTAACACAAAACACTGTTGACCCTGGACTAGCAAACGCATTAAGGGCAAGAGAACAAGCGGCGATAGAAGCCAGTAACGCTTTTAACGAACCAGCAGCTCCGAGTCCATTTCCTGCACCGCCACCTCCTCGTCCAGTAGAAAGTTTTAATGCACCTGTAGATGACTTCAGTGGTTTTCCTGTAACACAAGTTGATGACTTTAGCGGGCCAACTAGAAACATATCTCAAGTTGACGATTTCAGTGGCTTTCCGGTTACGCAAGTAGATGACTTTGGCGACCCGCCAAGAAATATATCTCAAGTAGATGACTTTAGTGGTTTTCCTGTAACGCAAGTAGATGACTTTGGAGCCGCTCCGCGTAACATTACACCAGTTGATGACTTTGAAGGATATGGTGGTGCTGCTTTAGATTTTACAGACGAACCCGGAGCAGACTTTGATGCATTTGGTAATCCAGTAGAACCAATAGTTAGAAATGATGGAACCAGTTTAGTTGGAGATGATCCGATTGCTGACATCGGAGACGGTGCAGAAGGCGATGGTATCGATGGCGTTGAACAAGCTGCAATATCGGAACAACAACAAGCCGCTATTAATGCAATGGCTCTTAAGCAAAGAGCACAACAACAACAAACAGTTAATGAGATGCGTCAAGCATCAGGTGTTAAAGATGCTGATGGCGATTGGCGTGTTAAATTACGCCTGGCACCACAAGCCCAATATTTGTACAAAGATCCTAATCCTGGTATACTTGCACCATTGGCAGTGACAGATGGAATTATATTTCCTTACACTCCTACTATTGATATTCAGTACAGAGCAGAATACAATGCGTATTCGCCTACACATAGTAACTATAAACATTATTTTTATAAAAATTCAAGTGTAGAAACTGTGCAATTACAAGCAGAGTTCACTGCACAAGATACAGTTGAAGCTGAATACCTATTAGCATGTATACATTTTCTAAAAAGTGCAAGTAAAATGTTCTATGGACAGGATGCACAACGGGGATCACCTCCACCACTATTATATCTAAGTGGATTGGGTGAATACCAGTTTAATGAAGCTCCGTGTGCAGTTACAGAATTTAACTACAACCTACCTGCTGATGTTAATTACATACGAGCAAGGAGTAGGCATATAACCAGAGATGATAGATTGCAATTTGAAAAGCCTTTAGCAAGTTCAACAACAAATGGAAACTTTAGTGCGTTGAACCGACTTAGAACGGCAGTTACAAATGCACTAAACGGGTCACCAGAAGCGTTACAAGTTGGTGCACAACCGTTCCAACCAGCTCCTGGGAAATTAGGTTCCAAAGGGGCAACCTATGTGCCGACTAAAATGTCAATGACAATTAACCTATTACCAATTATAAGCAGACAGGCTGCAAGTCAAACATTTAGTCTGAAAGAATATGCAAATGGTAACTTAATTAAGAAAGGAATGTGGTAATGGATAATCCTTATCTAAGTACAAGTTCCTATTTTGATACTCCTATTGTACAAAATCAGTATCTTGGTGTAATGGTAGATAGACCAATTCCAAAACTAATAGATGATCTAAGTATGACAATAAATGAAACATATAACTTGCGTCCAGATCTTCTAGCCTTTGACTTATACGGCAGTGCTGCTCTTTGGTGGGTGTTTGCACAACGTAATCCAAACCAATTACAAGATCCTCTATTTGATTTTGTTTCAGGTACAACAATATATCTTCCGCAAGAGTCTACACTTAAAACAGTATTAGGAATCTAGTATGACAACTCCGGCAGAATTAAATGCAGCCAGACTCACGCAACAACTAGAGATAAACAGACAAAAAATTGCAGTAAAAGCTCTACAGGCAAAAGCTCGCAACGGAGCACAATGGGAAAATGTCCGCGATGACTGGAACACCAGTGATAATATTATTAAAACCACCAGAAGTACATTACAAAATCTTAATGGACAAAACGAAGGACTAAAAAATCAAACTGGCTATGTTAGTACTAAGGTAAAACTGACAACAAATATAGTAGAAACAAACGTACTTACAAACGACTTAGTTGAAGTACGCAAGATCACGCAATCAACAGAAAACACTGCCGAGATACTAAACAATTTGCCTCGAACCAGTGCAGGTACTATAGTACAAAATGAGGCCATTGGTGTTGTAAATCAAAGTAGGTTTACCGCACCTATCACAGGAAACAATCAATTCTTTGATGATACTACGCAATCTGTAAAACAAGTAGAGGCAAGTGTTGCTAAGCCAACAAATGCAAGACTATCTAGTCTCAGTGGCTTAGAGGATCAAGAACTTGGTGATAATAAAGGTTCTGGTACTACTAGCAATGTTGGTGGAAATGTTCCTGTACGTAAAATTACTGCAACACAGAATAATACAGCAAACACAGGTGTAATAACAAGCAACAACGGTTCGGCAATACGTGCCGTTGATGATGATTCGATTGATGGCGAACGAAACAGTGTAGGAAATGCCAGTCAAGTAGTAGAAGGCAGAGCCGCAGTGGCCGCTGAGTTTATGGAACCAATAGTATCAACACCAAACAAACTTGCGTCTTTAGCCAGTCAAACCTATAGTATTTCAATTTATATTATGAATATGGATGAGTACAAGCAATTACTGTCAACCGATAAAAAAACTCTACCAAGCGATCAACTTATTATTCAATCAGGCGGAGCTCCGGTTGGGCAACGTAATGAGTTCTTTGATTTAGATTTTTACATTGAAGATTTAGAAATACGTTGTGCAATTGGAACTCAAGAAACAAATGCACCTCATAATGTGCAAACTATGAAGTTTAATATTCTTGAGCCACAAGGGATTACTTTATTACCGAGGTTGTCACAAGCATGTGCGGCTCACGAAAATAATGAAGATGTAAATGTAAATGCACAAACGTTCCTGATGGTAATACGTTTTTATGGTTATGATGATAACGGCAACTTGGTTTCTAATGCTCCTGCTAGTGGCGCCGAACAAACCAGTGATCCTAATGCATTGGTTGAAAAGTTTGTACCATTTCAATTTGCAAATATCACATACAAGGTCAATACTCAGGCAGTTGTTTACAGTGTAGAAGCAACTATTCCGCAAACACAAGTAGGATACAGTACTGCTAGAGGAACTATACCATTTAACTTTCAGCTTAGTGCTCCTGATGTGCAGACCCTGTTAAATGGCAATACAGAACTAGTTGACTTACAACAACCGGATACAAGTAATCTTAGCGATGAAGAGATAGAAGTCTTAGAAAGAGCTCCGCCGGCAAAAAAAATTGGAATAAGTGAAAGAACAGTGACACAGGGCCTTACTAGTGCTTTGAATCAACATCAGAAGCAAATAGTTGAGAAAAAAGGATATCTCATTGCTGATGAATATGTTATTGAACTTGAAGACGTTGCCGGACTTAAAGATGCTAAGATGAAGAAGCAGGGCGCTGTAGATATAAGACGTACTGCAATGCAAAAAAATACAGATCCCAATGAACAATTAAATCAAAAGAAACAAGCACTCGATGTAAACAGCCGAGAATACAGTATTGCGGCTGGTACGCAAATCACACAACTTATTGATCAGGTGATGAAAAATAGCACCTATATTACTGCACAGCAAACAATTGCCTTTGATGAAGTTACAGGTGCTCGTATAGAAAATCCACCGGTGAAAACAGTTCAATGGTATAAAATAACACAAACATGTACACCAATTGGCTATGATCAAAAACGCCAAGACTATGCGTATCGAATAAAATATTTTATAAGCAGGTACCAAATCAACACTCCGCGTTCGCCTTATTTTCCACCAGCGATGTATAGAGGAACACAAAAGTTGTTTAACTATTGGTTTACTGGAGAAAACACAGAAGTCCTAGATTTTGAAATTGATGTGAATAGTAACTATCTAACATCAATTGGCAAAGACGGACTGAACGACGATACACAAACAGTAGTAGGTGACGCCCGTTTTGCAGAACGTAAGTTTTTTCAAACTGCATCTGGTACAAGTCAACAAGGTGGAGAAGGTGAAAGCACACGTCCTGCGGCAGAATTAGCGTCAAGATTATATGACCCTGCAGATGTTGCAAAAAGCGAAGTGACTATTGTAGGTGATCCAGACTTTATAACACAAAGCGAGATTTTTTATAATAAAGTATCTCTTGGAGCCTTTGAAGCTGATGGTAGTGTTAATACTAATTCTGGAGAAGTGTTATTTGAAATACGTTTTAACAGAGTAGTAGACTATGACATGGCCTCAGGACTTACTCCGGTGTTTAAAGAAAACTTAGCAAAGAGTGGTATCACTGGTGAAACAAATATTGCACAAGAAAGTCTTGTGTTTACAGCTATAGAAATTTTTAACTATTTTAAAGATGGAAAGTTTACACAAAAACTATTAGGAGCAATAAGAGTTTTTGATACGGCAGTTGATAGTCCAGAACAAAAGAAGGCAGAATCTAACAAAGTCGAAAAAGTTCCAACACCTGTTGCTCGACCAAGTGGCGTGCGTAGCACAAAGAATGAGCCAGTACCTAGTTATGATGATGCAATACAACGTAGAGCAAGAGGACTAGGAGTTGCAAATAATTCAGCACCAACAGGTGTTAATCAACGACCTGATTATATAACCGGTACTGCTAGAAGTAGCGGACCAACTCCTATCGAAAACCAAGGTGGTAAAGTTGCTCCGACTCAAAACTATGACGATGCAATTATGCGTAATCAAAGAATTTCTACACTAACAAATAGTAGTACTAACTACGTAGACCCTATTATAAACAAAGGTAACTGGCAACCAAAAGTTAATCCAAAGCCTGGATCTAACGTGGTTAGTGATGATGCTGGTGCTAATACTGGATTTCAAGGATCGTTGTTGAAAAAGAAAACTCAACGTGCTTTAGAAAGATCAAAACAGAGAGTAAAGGCCGGTGCAAAAGTAGTTGGTGGCGGTGGAGCTGGAACTAATTCGAGTGCTTTCAGATAAGGAATATAAATGGCTAACGAAAATTATCAAAGAAGTTCAGGAGTAGCAAAAAACTTTAAACCAGATGTCGGCGGAACTCCGGCTGATAGTGGACCGTTTATTGGAGAAGTGGTTAATAATGTTGACCCAACCAGAAGCGGAAGGTTGCAAGTTTTTCTAACACACTTAGCAGGTGCTGATAAAAATACCAAAAGCCTTTGGCGCACAGTCAGTTACCTCAGTCCTTTCTACGGATATACCCAACAGAGTGCACCGCAACCTACAGGACCTGGCAGTTTTACAGGTAACAATCAAAGTTACGGTTTTTGGGGAACTCCGCCGGACTTAGGAACAAAAGTTTTATGTTTTTTTGTAAACGGCGACCCATCTCAAGGTTATTATATGGGCATGCCAATACAGTCAGGAATAAATCACATGTTACCGGCAATCGGAGCAAGTGACAATTTTATCGATGACAGTAATTCTCCACTATTTGCAAACCAGAAGAGATTGCCTGTAGTAGAAATCAACAGTGCAAATCCTGCAATCAGAGAAAATCCTAGATTTTTTGATCAAACAAAACCAGTACATAGCGTACTAGCTGGACAAATGCTCAGCCAAGGTGTAATTGCAGACCCGTTGATCGGGCCTATTACTTCTAATAGTCAAAGAGAGTCACCAAGTTCGTGTTTTGGTATCAGTACACCTGGAAGGCCAGTTTTTTCGGGAGGACTAACAGATGCACAGTTAGAAGAGAAGTTAAACAGTTCAACTTTACAACCAAATGAAGTCAATGTAATTGGTCGTAAAGGCGGACATAGTCTTGTCATGGACGATGGAAGTCAGAGTAACGAAGATAATCTTATTAGATTGCGTACTAGCGGTGGACATCAAATAATGATGAACGACACACCTGATGGACAGACTATCCATATTATGCATGCAAATGGACAAGCATGGGTAGAACTAGGGAAAGAAGGCACAATTGATGTGTATGCTGCAAACAGTTTAAACATTAGAAGTGCCGGCGAAATAAACATGCATGCGGATAAGAACATTAACTTTAATAGCGAAAACGGTAGTATAAACATGCATGCCAAAGCGGCTATGAGTTTAGAAAGTGCTAGTCTTTCGTTAACAGGTACAAACAGTTTACTAGCATATAGTAAAAGTATGATTGGTTTAAAAAGTGACAGTGCATTAATGCTTAAAAGCAACACCGGTTCATGGGGAGCAGGTTCGGGACTTACGCTTGAAGCAGGGTGTATAAAATTAAATTCAGGTGCCGCAGGTGACGTACCAAAAGCACAAGAAATACCAAAACGTAGATTACCAGATACAAAATTTGATGCAAGTCAGGGTTGGATACCAGAGCCGGCTGCAATAGAAACTATTGTTACTCGAGCTCCAACGCACGAACCATACGCTGAGCGTGGCACCGGCGTAAACACAATCACTAACTTGTCAAGCACTAGTGTAAATGAGGTGCCTCTCGAGCCAAAAACTCAAGAAGCAGTTGATAAAACTACAACAACTGAAATTACAAAAATTGAAAAAGGTGACTACGAAGCACAGAAGTCAGCAACAAGTAATGTTGGAAAGATTGCTCCAACAAAAGTTACTGGTATGTTGGCACAATCAAGTAAACTTGTAGCACAGAAATCAAATGAAATATCTAATGCCAAGGGTGTTGGTAAGTTTGGATTTGGTGCAGTTGAACTAGAGGATGCAGGATTTTTGAAGCCGGGTACTGCTGACTTTTTCCTTAAGGATGCTACGTCTGATCTAAACACTGTACTAAGCAGTTCAAGTGTGTGGAGCGGGAATCAAGGCATAAACGGTGTAAGCGATTTTTTAAACAATGAGTCAATACAGGATTTGACTAAAACTGATTTATTTACAAAAGGTCTAAACAGTTTACAAAATGCAGGCATTGTTACTGGTTTAGAAAACGAGGCAGACTTAGCAGGACTGGTAAGCGGTGCTAGTAAATTTGGAGCTGACGCAGTAAAAAAATGGACACAAGGTAGTGCAATACTAGGGCAAACTTTTAACGGCGCTCTTAGCGGAAACATAACTGCTGGACAGATGAATGAACTGGTTAAAGGCGGGCAGTATGCAGTTAATCTTACACAACAAAAGATCAGTAGCGAAATACAAGGCTTTACTACTAGTAGTACAGGCACAACCGGAACTGTGATACGTAGTGAAATTGATACGGCAGTACAGACAGTAATTGCTAGTCAAAAAGTCACAGGAATAGAAACATAAATACGTTATGACAACAGTAATCGGATATAGCTCAGTAGGTAGATATAAAAATTATACACTAACTGATTTTGAACTTATTAAAACTGATTTATTAAATGCACTTAATATCAGACAAGGTGAGGTTCCTGGCAGACCAGATGTTGGTACTTCGATGTGGAGTCTTATATATGAACCTCAATCTGCACAAACCTCTCAATCGATAATTAATGAGCTACAACGAGTAGTTGCACAGGACCCAAGAATACAAATTTCAGAGATTAATGTTTTTGCACAAGAAAACGGTTTTTTATGCGAACTTGAAGTTGAAACAATCGCTGGTCAAGATGCAAACAGTTTACGTGTGTTTTTTGACAATCAATCACAAAGAGCAGCCTTCTCAGACGTATAGTATAAACTACGTAGTTTATTTTAATGATAAATACTAGGTAAGGAAATACATATGGCTAAAACTACAAGACAAACTAGTATCTTTGGCGTTGAAGATTGGAAAAGAATTTACCAAACTTACCGCGAAGCAGACTTTCAGAGTTATGACTTTGAAACCTTGCGTAAGAGCTTTATAGACTACATTCGTTTATATTACCCAGAAAGTTTTAATGACTATACTGAATCCAGTGAATTTATTGCACTACTTGACGTTATGGCATTTATGGGTCAAGCAGGTAGTTTTAGGAACGATCTAAACACAAGGGAAAACTTCATCGACACTGCTGAAAGAAGAGACAGTGTAAACAGATTAGCAGAACTAGTAAGTTACACACCAAAGCGGAATACTGCAGCCGAAGGATTTTTAAAAGTACAAAGCATTAGTACTACAGAGGGCGTAATTGATTTTACAGGTGTAAATCTTTCAAATATTACAGTCAACTGGAACGATACTACAAATGCAAACTGGCTAGAACAGTTTACAGTAATAGTAAATGCATCATTGGATAATAGTCAACGATTTGGACGTCCGGGCAATTCGCAAACTATTTTAGGCGTACAGACCGAAGAGTATGCAATTAATCTTTTGCAAGGTTTCTTGCCTGTGATTCCATTTACTAGCGAGATAAACGGCACTGAAATGTCCTTTGAGGCAGTTTGTGCAACATCTCAAGATAAATCATTTGTTTACGAGCCATCACCTGCACCAAATGGTGCGTTTAACATTCTATACAGGAACGATAAGCAAGGGTATGCTAGTGCAAACACAGGTTTCTTTTTCTTATTCAAACAAGGCAGTTTACAAGACCTAGATTTTAATCTCGGAGAACGTATTTCAAATAGAGTTGTTAATGTGAATATCGAAGGAATTAACAACGATGACACTTGGTTATATCAACTAGACTCAACAGGCAACATCGAAAACGAATGGGAATATGTTGAAAATATCTATTCAGGAGCGGTTGAAGAACTAACTCCAGATCAGCGTAGATACTTTACTATTACGTCAAGAACTAACGACCAAATAAATTTAAACTTTGGTGATGGCGTTTTTAGTAGTATACCAGTAGGAAGTTTTAGAACTTATGTTCGTGCATCAAATGGATTGAGTTATATTATAAATCCAGACGAAATGCAAAATGTGACTGTATCAATTGCGTATATAAGTCGTACTGGCCGTAACGAAACATTGACACTTACTTGTGCTTTAACACAACCAGTTAGCAATGCCGCTAACAGAGAAAACATTAACGACATAAAGCAACGTGCGCCTGCTAGATACTATACACAAAATAGAATGGTCAACGGCGAAGACTACAATAATTTTCCATATACACTTTATTCAACTATAATCAAGTCCAAGGCTGTTAATCGTAGCTCAATTGGCACTAGTAGATATTTGGATCTTGTTGATATCACTGGAAAATACTCTAGCACAAATATTTTTGCGTCAGACGGATTAATCTACGAAAACACCGCAGTGCCTAGTTTTACTTTTACATATGTGGACCAAAACGACATAACTGATGTTATAGTAAATCAAGTAGAACCTGTACTAGCAAGTAGAGGAATGCAAGAATTCTATTATGAAAACTTTACACGTCCAGACTTAACTGTGTTAAATTTAAATTGGAGTCAAAGTACAACAAGCAACAATGAGACAACAGGTTTTTTTAGATTTGTTGCAAGTAATGCACCAGCACCGGTTGGACCGTCAGCAAGTGATAATAAAAAATATATAGCCAAAGGCGGACTTATAAAATTTACACCGCCAGTAGGACAATATTTTACTGCTACTAATAGACTAGCAGTCGGTTCGCCTACGTTACCCGGAGATAAAATGATATTGTGGGCAACTGTGACTGCACTCGAACTTGATGGCACAAACTTTGGCACAGGTAATAATGCAGATGGTACAGGTCCAGTGACACTGAATAATTTTATTCCAACTAACGCAATTCCTACTGAAGTTATACCAAATTTTATTACTGATTTACCAACTGCGATAGAAACAACTATACGTGAAAACATTGAGCTGTACAGAGACTTTGGACTTGGTTATGACAACTTAACAGGCACATGGTATGTAATCACAAGTACTAATTTAAACCCAGCCATCACATTTAGTCTTGTAAATGCACAAAATACATCCGGCACTGGATTAGATAATTCATGGTTAGTAGCATTTGAAACAGACGGTGTAACATATACTGTTAGTTCTAGAAGTTTAAACCGCTTTTGGGCTAGTGTATTAGAAACACGTTTCTTTTATGATGGAACACAAAAAGTTTATGATCCAAAAACAGGAACAGTTATAAACGACTTTGTAAATGTATTGAAAACCAATAGTTTGCCAGATTCAAGTGCGACACTTAACAGTGATGAAGTCTTAGATATTATCGATCAGCCAGTCGAAACAGATGGCTTTGTAGATGACTTTCGAGTAAGAATAAGTTATAAAGATTCAGACAATGATGGGATTCCTGACAATCCAGATTATTTTCAAACACTAGTTGCTCCTCTTGTAAACCCAAATAATAAAAGAGTTTACCTACAACAAACAGTAGACTTTGATAATTTAGAAAGATACTTGCCATTAGCGGCTGGTGTAGTAGTAGGATCACTTGCAACTAAGGCAGCAATAGAACTAGTAAAAAGTGAATATCCTGACTTGCAGGTATTTTATGCCTACACCGATAAAAAGTTTTATAAACTATCAGTAGATTACGAAGGGGTCAGAACTATTGCAGTTGTAACAGGTTATCAAACGTTTGTTGGCAGACAAGGATTGTATTTTCAGTACAGACACAATGCACCATTAAGCCGACGTATCGATCCTGGAACAACAAATATAATCGACATCTACTTGATTACTCAAGCATACTATATTGCATACCAAAATTATATTCGTGATAGCACAAACACTGTTGTCGAGCCAACAAAGCCGACTATCGACGAGCTCACAACTAGTTATAGTACACTTGATCAGTACAAAATGATCAGTGACAATATTATTCTAAACAGTGTTACTTTTAAACCTCTATTTGGTACTAAAAGTTCAGTAGAACTACGTGCTACAATAAAGTGTGTAAAGAATACAACAAGCACTGCTAGTGTAAGTGAAATTAAAAGCCAAATTGTAAGTGCAATGAACTCGTATTTTACAATCGATAATTGGGATTTTGGAGATACATTTTTCTTTAGTGAACTTAGTGCGTTCTTACATGACAGACTAGGAAGTATTATAAGTTCAGTCGTGCTTGTGCCAACTGATCCTCTAAAGAGTTTTGGAGACTTATATGAAATACGTAGTCAGGCAAATGAAATATTTGTAAACGCCGCTACAGTAAATGATGTTCAAATAATTGATGCATTAACTGGTAGTCAATTACGTACTGCACCAAATAGTGGAGTAGTATAAACTATGGCCAAGCGTATACGTTCAGAAAATTTTCTTCCAGAGATATTTCAAACTCCTGCTAACAAGCAGTTGCTTAGAAGTACATTAGATCAGCTTACTCAGAACCCAAAACTTAAACCAACTGAAGGCTTTATTGGACGCAAGATTGGACCTGGTGTAACTTCGTCTGATAGTTATGTACTTGAACCTACAACAACAAGAACCAATTATCAGTTAGAGCCTGGTGTTGTGCAAACCAAAGATAACAGTGATAGTATTGCAAATACAATTACATATCCTGGTATAATTGACAGTCTGCAACTTCAAGGTGCTAATACAACACGCGATGATCGACTGTTTGATAGCGAGTATTATAGTTTTGATCCAATGGTGGATTTTGACAAGTATATTAACTTTGGACAATATTACTGGATTCCGGCCGGACCTGATAGTGTTAGTGTATTTGCAAATGCAGTCCCAATACGTGCTACCTACAACGTCAAGTATGAAAATACTGGGTTTACATTTAGCGGTATCGGCGGAACATTACCAACAATATCACTTGCTAGACAAGGTGAATATAATTTTAATGTTAGTGACAGTGGTAGAAATTTTTGGATACAGTCACAACCTGGAACAACAGGAGTACTAAGACAACAGCCTAATCAAAGTTCAAGAGAAGTACTCGGAGTTACAAATAACGGCGATGATGTTGGAACTATTACGTTTGCAGTTCCTGATAAAACTGCACAGAATTTTTTCTTTACACTTGCTGATATTGGAAGCACAGATTTAGTAGAAGACACTTTACAGTTTAATCAAATCAATGGACAGTTTGTTGATGTATTCAACGAAGCAAACGGCGGCATTGATGGAATAACAGACTTAGACGGTAGAACACTTATTATTACAACAGATACAGATACTGGCTGGGAAGTGTTAACACCTTTTGATGACACACTGTTTGATCAAGATAACCCTGGAATTCCAAATCCTGGATTTGATAATAGCGTAGCATTACCAACTGACCCAGAGCGTTATGTACAATGGAGGATCAGTTTCAATTATGCAAATCCACTGCGTCCGTTTATGGAACTTACTAAAGTACAAGATGTTGCTAATTTAAGTAAAAGTCTTATTAACTACGGCACAGATTACGCTGGTGTAACTTTTTATAAAAATGCAAACGGCTTGTTTGAAAGACAACCTCTTATTACTGCAAACTTAGATCTTCTTTATTATCAGGATCAAAGTGATGAGTTAAATTTTGGCGTAATACGTTTGGTTGACCAAGCAAATATATTAGATCTAAATGTTGATGAAGATATAGTCGGAAAGAAAAATTATACATCTCCTAATGGAGTAGTTTTTACCAATGGAATAAAGGTACAATTTACAGGATCAGTGGTTCCTAGTTCATACGAAGGTAATCAATACTATGTCGAAGGGGTTGGTACTGCTATAGAACTTTTACTGGTTACAGACTTTGTTACACCTGAGACATATACAATAAGTGCCAGTGTTCCGTTTGATAGCACTGCATTTGATGTTGGAGGCTTTGATGCTACTGCAAATGCTCCGACTGCACAAGATTACCTAACAATTAATAGAGCAAGCATTGATCAAAATGCATGGAGTCGAGGTAATAGATGGTTCCATATTGATGTACTGACTGTAACTGCAACATATAACAATATACCTTTAGAAGTAAACAATACGCAACGAGCAAAACGTCCAATACTTGAATTCAGAAACAGTTTAAAGTTATTCAACTATGGTACACTGGCCACAGATCCTGTTGACATTATAGACTTTGCTCAAACAAACGCTTTCCAAAATGTTAACGGAAGCATAGGGTATAGCGTAGATGGATATTCACTAATACAAGGATCAAGAATTATATTTGCGGCGGACACAGATCCTCAGGTACGTAATAAAATTTATACAGTAAACTTTGTAGACTTCAATGATAGTAGTGTAAACACTATAGACTTGCAAGCCGCAAGTTTAACATCTCCAGAGGTACCAGTGAACACAAATACTGTTGTGCTTAGTGGAATAACAGAACAGGGCAAGAGCTATTGGTTTGATGGAACCACATGGACTGCAGGGCAACAAAAGACAGATACAAACCAAGCGCCTTTATTTGATGCGTATGACTCAAGTGGTTTTAGTTTCAGCGATACAACAGTGTATCCTTCAACTACATTTACAGGTACAAAGATATTCAGCTATGCAGTAGGAACTGGTGTTACAGACAGTGTAATAGAACAACCATTAAAGTATCTAACCATTTCTAATGTTGGTGATATAGTTTTTGACAACAACTTATACATTGATAAGTTTACTTTTGTAAGCGGAACAACAAGTAGCACACAAAAAATTGATACTGGAATTATAAGACAGTATACGTCGATATCCTATTTTAATAAATTGCTTGGATGGCAAACACATTTTGATACAAGCGTACAACGACAAAGTTTCACTTTTGACTATGCCGGAATCCCATTGGTTCTTGATATACCAGTAATTACAGATACAAGTAAAATACCTGTAAAGGTTTTTGTTGAAGGGCAATTTGTACTTCCAGACTCATATACATATGCCACTAATGCTGACAATATAACAGTTATTACATTTAATCCAGATGTAGTTGGACAACCGGCAACACAACCTGTAACGGGAGCTGTAGTCGAAGTTCAAGTAATAAGTGACAGTGCAAGCACAATAGGTTTTTATACAATTCCTGTTAATTTAGAATCAAACGCTATGAATAGAAATAGCGACGGATTTACTCTTGGCACAGTTCGTACTCATTACGAAAGTATTTGTCAAAACTTAGAAGACTTTACAGGAAAAATACACGGAGCAAACAATGTTCGTGATCTTGGAAATATAATACCATTTGGTAATCTAATACTGCAACAGAGTTCGCCTCTTACACTGCTTACACCGTTTATAAATGGAAGAGAATATGAATTCTTCCGTGGATTAGAGTTTAACAGTCAAGAATATTCAAAAACAAAAAATAAAATTTTAGACTTTGTAGCAAACAACGATTGGTCTGGAAAAACAACTGCAACTATACTTGATACAACACTATTATCGATTAATGCAGGAAAAAATGCAAACGCACCATTTTACTGGACAGATGCAGTGCCTAGTGGCAATGATTTTCAAACAACAACCTACACTTTTAGTCCGATATCAACTTATGTATTTGATACTCTTTACAGTTATAATTTTACAAGTGCTAACTATCAAGGTATATTAGTTTATCTAACTCCAAAAGCAACTGGAATACAGTCGATACTTGTTGGTGACGGTGAAGAATATACCGTTGCAACTGATGGTCCAACAATTACAATTAACAGTGAGAAGATTACACTAGTAAACGGTGACATTATAACTATACGAGAATATACTGCAACATATGGAAGTTATATACCGGCAACACCAAGTATGATGGGACTATATCCTGTATACTTGCCACAAACATTTCTCGACAATACATATGTAACACCAACAACAGTAATTCAAGGACACGATGGAAGTCTTACGGTTGCATACGAAACTGGTGATTACAGAAATGAAATATTACTAGAATTAGAAAAACGTATATACAATAATATTAAAATTACCACGGCTGAAAAATACGATCCTCCGTTACGAGCAAGTGATGTTATACCTGGACAGTTTAGAACAACTGATTATACCCTAACCGAAATAAACAATATACTTAATGTAAGTTTTCTTGCATGGGTCGGCGCAAGTCGTGTGCCTTACAAAGACCAAACTTATGATGCTAATAATGAATTTACTTGGAACTATTCTGCCAGTCAAAATAGATTAGACGGCGACCCTTTACTAGGTTTTTGGAGAGGTATCTACTTTGACTTATATGATACTGATAGCCCTCACACACGACCATGGGAGATGGTTGGACTTAGTGTTAAGCCAAGTTGGTGGGAAACCACATATGGACCTGCACCTTATACAAGTGGTAATACTGTCTTGTGGGGCGACATGGCCAAAGGTATAATTGCATATCCAACAGGCAACGTTATAGTAAAAGAATTTATTCGATCACAACTTCTTGACTGCTTACCGACTGACAGTCAAGGCAATCTTGTATCGCCGATGCAAAGTATTGTTGGAAGTTATGACCAAAGTAGTTTTGTAAGAAGCTGGGTGGCAGGCGATTATGCTCCAACTCAGACTGCTTGGAGAAGAAGTAGTTATTATCCATTCGCAATACAACGTCTATTAGCCTTAACACAACCTGCAAAGTATTTTAATTTATTTGCAGACAGAGACCTATACAAATATAATACAGATTACAATCAGTATTTGTTTAACAACAGATTTAGAATTGATCCAGCAACCTTAACAGTCTACGGAAACGGCACCAGCAAAAATAGTTATATAAACTTTGTTGTAGATTATAATCGAGTTACTGGTTTAGATAGTACTACAACTATTACAAATAGGTTAGCCAATCTTGATATCCGATTATGCTATAGAATGGCATGTTTTAGTGATAAATCATATTTGAAGATATTTTCAGAAAAGTCATCGCCAAATAGTTTAAACAGTAGTCTTTTGTTACCTGATGAGAGTTACCAATTATTTTTATACAAGAACCCAAGTTTTGCTGAGATACAATATTCAGCAGTTACAGTGCAGAGAACATCAGCCGGATATGCAGTAGGTGGTTACAGTACTACAAAACCATATTTTGAAATTCTTGAAAGTGTACCAACTGGTAAGTTTACCACTATTGATGTAAACGGAAACACAAGCAGAATTAGTAATTCTTATAGTAATAATGTTATACAAATTCCATATGGATATGTGTTTACAAGTACCAATGCAGTAGTTGACTTTTTAAACAGCTACGGTGAATATCTCAAAAAGCAAGGCTTAAGTTTTGATAGTCAAATAAACGATACAATAGTTGACTGGACACAAATGAGTAGAGAGTTTTTATATTGGGTTGGCCAAAGTTGGACTGTTGGCAGTTTGATTAATCTAAATCCTGGTGCAGATATACTTACACTCAACAAACCATTTGCCGTTGTAGAAAGTTTACAGAACGAAAACATAAACGACATAATGCTTGATCAGAACTTTGAGCCACTATTTGGCAAGGATTATGCAGTTGAAAGATTAGACAACGAACTTAAATTGATTGGATTAAACAATCAAACTTTTAGTTTTTTAAATGCAAGATATACAAGTTACGAACATATAATAGTATTTGATAATACTAGTATATTTAATGACCTACTATATAATCCAATTACTGGTGCAAGGCAAAACAGACTATTACTAACCGGTCGCACTGTGTTTGATTGGAACGGTACACTTGATGCACAAGGCTTTATACTAAATCAAAATAACATCCAAGAATGGGTTGCAAATCAGTCTTACACTAAAGGACAGATTGTTCTTTATAAAGAAGCATACTGGAGTGCAACAAAACTGTTGTCTCCAAGTGCTACGTTTGTGTTTGCTGATTGGATAAAAAGTAATTTTAATCAAATACAAACCGGGTTACTGCCAAACATAGCAACTAAAGCAGATGCTTTAAGAGAAAACTATGATATACATACTGCCAACTTAGAAAATGATGCAACACTACTTGGTTTGGGCCTCATTGGTTTCCGTCCAAGACAGTATATGCAAAATCTAAACTTAGACGATATTTCACAAGCAGGTTTATATAGTACTTTCTTAGGAACTAAAGGTACACTGAATTCAGCTGAACAATTTAAGAATGCTAATCTTGGTAAAGAAGAAGCAGAATATGAAATACGTGAGAATTGGGCAATCCAAAGAAGCATATATGGTGCTAATGCAAACAGAAGTTACTTTGAACTACGCTTAGATGAGAGTGAACTATTAGGAAATCCTAGCACTGTTGCAGTAGTTGACCCAGGAGAGATCACCACTGCAAATCAACAGGTTCTTGTTAACAACATCTGGAAACAAAGTTATAAAATTACAAGCAAAAATATATTACCTACTGTAGGTACTATACCAGATGATGTTGCATTGCCAACTGCAGGTTATGTAAACTTTGACGATGTACCAATTAAAGTATTCAACTTTGATGATCTAACTAATGTAGTTGCAAACTTAGATAAAATTGCTATAGGAACAAATATATGGGTTGCAAAAGCAAATTCATATGATTGGAACATATATAGAAATAATTTGGTGAATGCAACGGTAACAACAGTAGTTGATAATTTAAATGGAACATCCACTTTAACATTTGATACTAATCATGGTTTGTTAGTAGGTAGTAGAATTGTAATAAAGTTTTTTGACACCACTGTTGATGGTGCATATATTATTGATACTGTACCTTCGTTACAAACCATCACCATAACATTAAGTTTATCCGGAGAAACAACTTCTATTACTGGTATTGGGATAGTTCTAATACTCGAAAGTGTGCGTGTAGCACAAGCAAGCGATGTTGCTGGACTCAGTTTTGCTAATAACATAGTACCAGGAAATCAAGCATGGGTTGATGACTACGGCGATGGTAATTGGGCAGTGTTACAGAAGATAAATCCATTTGGGACTCCTACAGAAATTGATGCAGATACTCCAATACTAAATGACCTATTTGGAACAACAGTAGAACAAGGCCTGATAGGTCAAGGACTATCAATTGGTGCTCCTGGGTATGCAAGTGGTAAAGGTGCATTGTATTGCTATAACAAGTCAGATACTAATACATACAAAGAAACAACTATAATGACCCCTACTGCAACTGGATTTTTAGGTTTGGGCACAAGTTTAAGTGTAGGTAACAACGAACGAGTTGTAGCAGGAGCTCCGGCTAGTGATAGTAACAAAGGGTACGCAGTTGGCATTAGAAGAAACAGTGGCAATGGAGAATATACACAAACACAACTTTTTAACACAGGTACAAATGACACAGATAACTTTGGACAAGACGTTGCTGTTAGCGATGACGAACGTTGGTTGTATATAAGTGCTCCAACCGCGACAACCAGTAGCGATTATGTTTGGGCATATAATCAAGTAAGTGTACAAAGTCAAACACTAAACTTCACAGGTAATGGCTTAACTAAAGACTATATTATAACTGGTACAATTGTTGTCAGTGGTGTGAATACAACTGCACAAATACAACTAGGTGTAACTAGAAATAATATTTCTCAAACTGCTGGCGCAGACTTTACAGTGCAAACTAGCGGAACCAATCAAGTTGTTCGATTTACAACTGCACCAAACGATAATGACACAATACGTATAACAAGAAGACAAGGCGTAACATATCTACCAAGTACTCCAACTACGGCTTTTAGTACTGCAACAGTTTTTTCAGTAACTGACATTTATAGTTTTGCAGTATATTACAATGGCACATTATTGCGTCCAATTAAAGACTATACTTTTGCGGCTAATACAGTAACATTACTTGTTAGTATAAACTCAGGTACACTACTAATTGATGCAAAAACATATTGGGACTTTAATCAGACAATAAACATTTCAGGTAGTGTAGGTGACTTAATTGGACAAAGCATATCAACTACAACTGACGGTAGACAACTTATAATTGGTGCTCCTGGATCGGAAGTTACTGTTGGATCAACTACAACCACTGATGCTGGTAAGGTTTACATTTATGATAGAAGTGTACAACGTTTTCAAGTTACCACTGCATCAACAACTACACAAAACTTTATCACAACAGATACACCTGTAGGAGCAGTTACAGTTACAGTAAATGGTACATACCTTGTGCCAACAGAGCAAAACAATAACGCAGAATTTAGTTTTAGCGGAACCACAACTACAATCG